GGATTAACCTTTATAAACTGTATATCTTTATATCTAACCATGACACGACCCATTTGAACCACCCAATTTTGTGGTGTTATGGCACTCTCGTCTGAGGATAGATATCCATGTGTCTCTTTATAGAGATTGTTAATAAAATCTGTTGTACTGTACATGTCCATACCTATTAGATAACATGTTTTAGGTTTCTCTACTTTACATGCTATGTACATTGCTGTTGCACCAGATGACCAACCAGGATCTTCAGGCCCAGCATTATCTGCTTCCCAACCACCTAATGCATAATAGTCATTCATTATATCTTTTAATAATGTTATATTCTGATCTGCTAAACCATATGTCCAAGTGATATAAACATTTTCAAATCCATCACCTTTCCATCTGTCGTTAGGTCTATTTTTATTTACTGTTGATTGACCATGTATTACAAAATTAACATAATAGTTTTCAGGTGTATGTTTCCATTCTCGTACATTTGGATTTTTCATATTTAAAGTTTGTGCCTCTTTCATCATTTCATAATGTTCATTAGGCATATTTTCCCAATCTCTAAAATAAACTCTATTGTTGTCACAATAACCACTACGATATATTTCATGTTCTAACATAGGGTCTACTGCAATCAAACCATCAACTGTATGTTCTCTATATAAGGCATTACAACCCCATACTTTACCTTGTGTCTTTAATAGTTCAACATCAATATCTTTACGACTTTCACCATTACCTAATACAAATAAATTTTCTGTCATTGTACCATTTTTCTTAGTATCAATTTCATTCGTTCTTTGTTGTATGTCATGAAAGGTCCATACTTTATTATTTTGTTTTTCAATGTTGGCCATATTATATCATCCTTAATTGTTTTATTAAATTGTTTTGTGTAATTAAATAAATCATTCAAAATACATAATGTTTCTAGTGATATTCTTTTTGCTAGATATGTCTTAATTAATATTGGATGTTGTCCTCTAGTAACATTAAATATCTTATTAAAATTCTTTTCACTTTTTCTAAGCAATTGTTCCATATCTCTTTCAAAGTAATATGCCAATCCGTCAATTCTTTTTTGTCTTTCCAAATAAACATCATTGTTCATATCCTTAATATAAGGTGATTTATTAGATATGAAATTGCTAACAAAATAGTCCACAATACGATCACCGTACTTTCTTGCAGCCTTAACAAAAAAGTATCTATCATTACGTTGTATAAACGTTTCGTACTTAGCATTAGTTTCACCATTATACTTAAAGAAATCATATTCATCTTTTGTAAAATGTAATTTAATGCTGAGGTATTTTTTATATGCTTCGTATCCTTCATTCATTTATACTGGTAGTGTTGCTGTTTTTGGTAAAAAGTTTAGTTCCTGTGCGTTCATTTTTATTTTATCTTTTAGTGTTCTATTAATTAAATGCGTAATCTGTTCTGGTTCTATTTCTTTTTCTCTACAATATTCTAATACTGCGTCCATATGTGTAAGTCTTTTTTTACTTGCTATTTTTTCTATCACTAATGCAAATTGTTTTGGTGTCATTTTTACTCCGGGGAAATTGGGTCTGTTAATGTGGCCATTTGTTCAAGTCTTGTCTTTGGTTCTTGTTTTGTTTCATCATAAAGAATAGCACAAATGATAGCATAATTAGCCATATCAATAAGTGTGTCTCTAATACTTTCATCTTTAACTTTTAATTCTTCTTGTTTAACAAAAGACATCAAGCGACTAAACTTATCACCTATTCTTATAGCACAACCCTTCCATGCAGGTATGCCACCCATTTCACAAGTTCTAAAATTTTTAAATACATCTTCTTGTGAGGCATAATCATGTCGTTTCATATCATGCACCTGTTTCATATTCTCTAATAGACTATAAAATACTTCACTTTGTTTCATTATTTTTCCTCACAACTGGATTATAAATTTCTCTTGTGGCTTCTGAACCTGTTAAGTATCCAATGCCATATGCACATAGTACCAGAATAAAAACTGGTATCATTACTTCAATTACTTCCATCATATCTTCTCCTTTTGTTGGTATCCCTTGCTACGTTTTCTATTCTACCTCGTCAGGTAGTTTACTCACATTAGCAAGGGAAGTGTTTACTATATCTAATAGCAATTCCGTGTTAAATTTCCAATCTATACCGTATGACATTAAACAAGTTTCGCCTGAAGCAGGTAAAGTTAAATAAAAAACACCTTTTTTACTATTTGTGTTATACCACATTGACATAGTTCCTAAAAGTATTCCATCATCCTGACCTTGTGTTCTTACGTCACTACTGCCTAAAAACTGCATACCAAAAGTATTCATAGTAGTCAGTAAAACCTCATATGAATTACCACAATAAACTGGCACCATTTGTGTTCTTAGTAAATTAGGTGGAAACGTTTCCTCAGATTGTGCTTTGTTTAATCCTGCATATACTATTCCTAAAAAGAAACATATCAAAATTATACCCAATATTGATTTAATAAATTCTTTCATTACATTATAAGCTTTGTGTCAGGTTTTACTAAATTTGTTGTGTTTTGTTCGTATGCCTTAACTATGTTGTCCCCAGGATTAGTAGTACAAATAATATTTTCTTTTTGTACCATTACTATTTCATCCTCTGTGTATGGAATATATGGTTGAAAACCTATTCTTACATTTTCACCAGGTTTGCCTTGCATAGGAATCAACACAAATGGTTTCTTGATTGCTGTGTGTGTTGTTGTATGTTCTTTTTCTTGTGGTGCGCCTACTACATCCTCACCTGTTGTTAATCTATATAATTTAATTGACATTAGTTTCCTCTATCCATTTGTAAAAGTCTGATATCGCCTCTTTCAATTGAGGTAAATAATCAACTTTGTTTTTCTTAAATACTTGTGTTGTACCTTCTTCCGTAGTAACTAATATTACCACTTGTGTTGGTTCTTCACCAAAGTGTTCCTTATACATTTCAGCATAAGCACTACCTTGAATAAAATAGTTTTCAATCCAGTCTTCTTTTTTTTCTTTTGTAGATGTTTTAAAATCTATTATTGATAAGACACCATCATATTCAGCAATACAATCTACACGACCTGCTATGGTATAATTTTCTGAATACATTTGTGCTTCTTGTAATCGTATATTATTTATTTTTGATAGTTCAGGTTTTAATACATCAAACATCATTCTTGGAAGAAATTGCTTTTTGTATTTGTCAACCTGTGTTAAATCAACATTGTTTAAATAATCTTCGACCATGTTATGTACTGCGGTGCCACGATTAGCAGCCTGTATCATTACATGATTTGCAACTTCTTCACCAACTCTTTTTCGCCATTCATGTAAACCTTTTTTATCTCTAATTGATAAAACAGAGGTAATAGATGGATACGCTTTTTTAGTTTCTTGGTGTTCGTAAAATCTTTTGCCATTTACGTTCTTGGCTTTGAGTGGTGGTAAATCTCTTATTGGTGGTTGGTGTATAAACATTATATTCTCACTTATTAAAATTATATTATATCAGGTCTTGACTAAAAAGTCAAGGGTTAATCTCTAGTAAAAAACGGGTCGGGTTTCTTATTAGTTTTCTGTACTTCTTGTAACACTTTCATAAACTTGTCAAACTCTTTATGTGCGGTATATCTACCAACTTTGTATGCAATAATGAGACAACCCACAGCAATGATTGTGTGTGTTATTGGATCCATTCTTTAGCCTTTTCTGTTACTTCGTCAACTCGTCTAGTCCAACCTCTACCAAAAGTTTCAAATGTAGATAACCCTTGATAATAATTATGTCTAGCGGATTGATATTGGTCTATTGTAGTAGAAACACCATATTTCTCTACATGGTCATTAATACATTTAAGTGTATTTGGACCTATGCCACCATCAACTGTGGTATTTACCAATCGTTGTATAAATTTTGCAGCACGACCAGGACCAGCATTGACAGCAAAGTCAAAGATACATAAATCTAAACCTTCTGGTAGATCATCACCTTTTACTCTATCCCAATAATTTTTTTTGTATATTGGCTCAACATCTTCTTTTACTAATTCTTTCATTTCTTTCTCACCACCAAAGTCTTCGTAAACTCTTTTAGTTACGCCAAGGTTTGTTTCGCCACCTGGATCTTTTGGATGATTTACATATCCACCTTCGTGGTGTAATATGACTTCTAATGCTTCTGAAAATTTATTACTCATTGTAGTGTAATCCCATCTTTATTTTTTCTATTAGATAACTCTTTAACATACCACTTCGTACTATGTCACCAAGATCAAACTCAATACAATCAATTTCTTTCATTTGTTGCATGATGTTGACAAAATCTAATATACCATTTCTATCGTTTGTTTTTGTTAAGTCTGTTTGCTGAATATCTCCAGCAAATATTATTCTTGTATTCTGACCAACTCTAGTCATAATAGTATCTAATTCATGAAAGTTTAAATTTTGACATTCATCCACTATTATTACACCATTGTCGATTGTAATACCTCGTAAGAAACTCGTTGATAAGAAATCCACTGTTCCTTGATTTCTTAAATCTGTGTATAGTCTATCAAACTCAGCGTCTGAGCCTCGTTGAAACATAAATCGTACCATGTTTTGATATGGCACTTGATACAAATAAGATTTGTCCTCCTCATCCCCAGGTAAGAAACCTATGTCTCTTGTTGGTAATAATGAGCGAACAATATATACTCGTTCTCTAGGTGATTTAGGATCCAACACATCTTTTAATGCATTATATAACGCAACAAAAGTTTTACCTGTTCCTGCCACACCATAAAGAAAAAGGTTTTGACCTTTTTCATAAGAAGCGAATACTTCTTTTTGATTATCGGTTATTGGTTTTATCGTGTTTAATTCGTTTGACGATATATTTAATTTTTTTTTACTTACCATAATTTTTTCACCGTTTTAATGAGCGACAACTCAGCTTACAATTCGGATTCTGTTTACCAGTGTATGATATTCCTACCAATGTGCTGTTGTCTATCTAATACTATTTATATTTTTCCCTTTGCTCTGGCTCTGTGTTTTTCAAGAACCTGTTTTGTTTTCGCTTCTTTTATACCTTTTCGTCTATATCTATCTGCCAATGGACTTGTAGGATGTTTCTCTGCAATACGATTTAAATGATCTTTCCAACCACTATCTGTTTTACTATCAATCTGACCTACGTTAGATACAATGTTCATTTGTGTAGGTGGCAATAATGTAATATGTTTCTTTTTTATAAACTTTTCCATATCAGAAATAGTCATATAATCTTCAAATTCAGTTTTTGTTTTACTATTAAAAAATCTATATGTGGGCATAATTTGTTATTACCTTATCTAGCACATAGTACCAAACACCATTTATTGCTGGTTCTACTAATGCAACTGTTCCTGATTCAATCCAGTCTGAACCTGTTAATCCTTTTACTACAAACATAGCAATTAAAATGTGTCCAATAGTATAAACTGTGGCACGACCTAAACTTGTTCTAAATATAGTTTTAATCATGTTCACCACCTGGATCATTTTTAGGTAGTGGCACTTTATATACTGTGCCGTCTTTACCTCTATACATTACTGAACCTCTTGCTCTACCCATTGAATGGTAACCATCTTTAAATCTGTACATTCTCTCTGTTGAAACAAACGTAGCTACTGTAACTACAATTGCAAGTATTAATACAAAGTGTGCCACAACTGATATACCAAAGATATACCATGATGAAAAGAATAATGAAAAAGTTATACACCACATCCATGCTAGTATCTGTAATATTAAATG